TTAAAACTTCTTCGCCTGATAATTCAGGTCTTAAAGCATAAGTATAGGCAACCGACAATCTAATTGTTTTAGGCTTATCTATTTTTATATCAGTTTTCTTTCTTTCAATAATAACATCTTTACCTACCTTAACCTCTTTTGCAGCTATTACATTATTTTCAACTAAGTTTTTTAATGATGCTTCTATAACCTTCACATCTTGCTTTAAAACCTCTGCAATAGTTTCGCTAGTGATTCTCTTATCCTTACTAATTAGATTCAAAATATCGGCTTCTAATTGGCTTAAAACAACTTCCTCAGCAAACTGATTAAACTCTTTAGGAGATTTGCTTGTAATTACCTCATAATCATCTAAACTTTCGCTGAACTTTTCGAACATTTCAAGCAGTTCTCTTTCCTTATCAACTGCGCTAAATGTTTCAGTATCCAAACCTAAAAAAGTATTTACATCTGCATCCGTAAATGCAAATCCATTCTTTAACATTAATGCAGCTTGTTCTTTAGAAAGTTTACCATTAGTAAACTGCCTTACAATCCTCATTACGTTTTGGTATTGTCTGCCGGTAAGATTCTTTATAGATTCATTTGAAGCAGCAATAGGTTGGTCAGTTGGATTAACTGTTGGATTAACTGTTGATGGTGTTATAACCTCAGAAGCTAAACCTAATTTCTCTCTAATTTCTTCCCTTGTCATATTAGCAGCCATTACTCCTTCACTAAATTCAAAACTTAATGGCTCTACTGGTATCAATTCATAATCTCCTTTAATACCTACATAATCAAACAACTGATTAAATACTTCTTCAATCGCTTGTTGTCTTTCATTTACATAAGTATTAGCAAATATCTTATAAGCATCCCTAATCTCTGTTGAACCGCCAAGCTGACCTTCTGTTTTAATACCAAACAATGAAGGCGAAGTAACCTGATGACAGGCAAATATTTCTTGTTGAATTAAATTATTTACGTTTGTAAAATCTTCCTTTGTTAACATAGTTGAAGATAAAGGCAAAATCTCTGCACTATTATCTTTTGACTTGTTAAACATTATAACCACTCTATCGCCCTCACTTCCAGTAAACTTCTTTTTGATTCCTCTTTCAACTGCTTCTTTCGCTTCTTCTGCCGGCTCGCCACCATTTAAATTGATTAAAGTTGTAGCAACAAAACCATCTTTAGCATTACCTAAAATATGTCTGCTTACTTGAACATCACTCTCAATGTAATTTAAACCTTGAAAGTAGTTTGGCAGAGGATAAATATCTGACTTAGGGTTGTATTGTTTTACAAATAAAACCTGACTTGCAGTTGGGTCTTGAATATTAAAAGCAGGATAATGTCTAGGCTTTTCTTTATTATCTGACCAATCGTTTTTAACTTGAAATTCGTTCTGCTCTTTATTAGTCCTAACTTTATGATACTCAAGATGATACACATCTTTAATCTGACCTAATAAATTATATATAACTTGTAGATAATAACCTCCAAAAAGTTCATCATCTAAAATACATTTTTTAGTAATTTGATTCCACGTTTCTCCCTTAGTGTTTGCCTTTTGTTCAATACCATCCCATCCTTGACCGAAAATATAATTCGTTTTACTTTTAATGATTGCACCGTGTTTTGGACTTTCATTAAATAAACCAATTAAATATTCAGGATAGTTATTATTGCCACCAAATTCAACATACCCCTTAGCCCTCTTTTCTTCAAATCGTGGTTGCTCCGCTTGTGCGAATTTTATTGTGATAATATTTTTATAGTCCATAAGTGACGAAATTATTATTTTGTTCTTCGTATTTAGTAGGTTCAAAAGGTGTAGCAGGATTCAAAAACATATACCCCTCTTCAAGAATTAATCCACTAACTGTTAAATCTCCTGAACTTACTTTTTGGTGTATTGTATAACCCCAAAATCCTTCCTCTTTTAAATTAAAATAATTATTAACTGTAAATGCAAAACTATCGTATCTACCAGTAATACTTTGATTAGTAGCCATTAACTTAACAACATCGCCAGTTACTCTGTGGATAAACACAAATAAAAAGTAAGGGTTGCTAATGGTAGCCTTCTCAGTAGCCGTGAAATAAATAGTCTGTGTAAGTCCTTTTGTTAAATTAATCATAGAAAAAAACCCCGACTTTCATCGGTCGGGGCATAAATTAAAAATTAAAAAACTCTATCCTGCAGTAGTCAAAGCTATTCCAACTGCGTTGGTTACTTCAAAGAAATCTTCTCTTTCTGAACCTTCAAATTTCAACATATAACCATTTGCATCTGCTGCTGCTGCACCACTTGTACCTGTACTTGCTGCTAAGTATAGACCTGCGCCTTTACCGTACATTCTGTAAGTACCATCTTTATCAAGGGTAACTGCTACAACTTTATTTTTAGCTAAAGTAGTGATGATGTTTCTTGTGGTAGCATCTCTCTTATTGATAGGGAAATCTAAAGTTTGCTCAAAAAACAAAGTACCGTTTTCAATAGAACCTGTTGGATTGCTTGCAGCAACCGCACTAGATTTAGTAGGTATTTCAAATTTGTAAAATTTCTTGCCAGCTACTTTGGTAATTCCTGTAACGATACCACTAGCATCGTTTATTGTTACATTTCCATATTCTGCGAAAAAAACTGCATCTATACCACCAATGGTCTCTCTACAGTCTATTGTATATCCGCTAACTATTGCACAAGGCATATTTATAAGTATTAAATAGAGAGATGGGGTTACCACCTCTCTATGTTAGAAAATTAGATTCCTGCTACGAATTTAACACACTCGTTTGTGAAAGCTACGTTCACTCCGATTTTAAATTCTACGCGATATCTTACATCGTTATTATCTTCTGAATACCACATCTTGTATGAACCTTCTTCGTCAACCAAATCAACTGCAAGAGCCATATTTGAAAGACTGATTGCATAAGCATCACCAGTTCCATTCAAACCATTTACACTTACAACTTCAACGTTAGTTGCAGGTAGGATAAATGAAGATGCTTGAGAATCTTGTGGATTGTAAGAGAACATATTTTTTTCTCTGTAAGCAAGGATTAATAAACGATACCAATCATTACCAACGAAGATTTTAGTATCTCCTTTGCTCAATACTTGAACAGGGATAGCTTTGTAGATAGCTTCAGTACAAGCGATAACGTTTGAAGCGTTAACAGTTGCAATAGCTGAACCACTGATTCCTGTGTAACCTGATACGTTAGCATCGACTGGAGAACCTGCAGCGATTAATTTCTGTAAACCGTCAAATTTGTTTGTGTTTGCAGTTGCACCTGTTGCATCTCCTTGCCAAATTGCAGTCTCTAATTGAGAAGCAATACGTGCGTTTTTCTTATCTAAGAATGCTTTTTGGAAATCAGCATTACCGAAATCTTCGTAAGTTGAACCTGCTTTCAACGCTTCTTGTGTGAAGTACGCTTCCATATCCTTCGGACAGATTTTCTCTTCTACTTTAATCTTACCTACTGTGATAGTACGCTGAGAAAAAGTAGTTGTACCACTTGCATCGAAAGAACAAGATTGAGCAGCAAATACTGCATCTGTTTCCATCAAAGGAATCGCAACTGAACTTTTAACGTTCGGAATAACGATACCGCTTGAAAGGATTAATTGTTGAGTCTTTGCGTCAAATACTGCACTTGTCAAAAGTGGTTTAACAAGTTGTTTAGTGTATGCGGATAATCCGCTAAAAGCTAATGCCATTTTTTTATAATTGTTTAGTTAAATAAAATATTTAGTGTTTTTTTCTCTTCTACTTCTTTAAAAGCATTTGAAGTTCTTACTGAATTATCAGGTGCTTGTACTGGTGCTTCTACCAATAAAGTTGATAATTTCAAAAGTTCATCAATTACCTTGTTTGCTTTTTTCATTTTAACCTCGTAATCAGCAAAACGTTGTTCGTATGCAGAAAACTTAATTTCATAATTAGCAAATTTTTCATTTGTTGATGATTCAAAAGCTGCAAATTTAGTTCCCATATCTTCAACGATAGGTTCTTCAACTGGCTCAGCTTCAGGGGTAACAACTTCAATAGCAGTGATAACACCGTTATCCCCTATTGTCATTTTAGTACCGTCTACTAATTCAGCTTCTCCTGGCAATGCAGCATTTCCGTCAATCATAACAATACCGCCAACCTCTAGTTTATCAATCATAACTTTACCGCCATCTTTTAATTCGTATTCGGTAACTTCCATTATTGGTTCAACTTCTGGTGCAGCAGCTAATTCGTTAAAATATTGCTTTACTTTTTGTAAAATTTCTTTTGCTTCCATATTACTATTATATTGATTTTTAAAAACTGTTTAAAATTTCTCTTAATTCTGCTAATTGTTTTTCGTCTTCGCTTAGCGGTGCTTCATAATCAAACATCCCTTCAACGCTAAATCCTTTAACTTCTCCTTTCTTGATTAACTCCCATACTTTAGGATTCTCTACATAGAAACTACCAAACCAAGTTCCATCTGGTAAGTCTTTAAATGCTTCCATTGGTTTAATACCTCTTTTAGAATCGCTAATAAAACTCTCAAACATTGTAAGTCCTTCAACCTGCATATCTGCTTCGTGCATTAGGTTAACGTTCTTTTGATATCCCTTTTTGCTAAACTTAATTGCTATCTGTTTGATAGTATCAACTGAAAACTTAACATAGTGAAAAGAAGAGAGAGGACAACGATTTAAAAACTCGTCTTTTTGTTCTCCTTTATTTGGGTCTATAAATTCTTCTTTAAATGCAAGAAAGTCCTTTTTAATTGCAGGACTGTCAACGAGCGCCACAAAAGAAACCTCAGCATCATTATTCTCATCTTGATTTATAATTAAATCGTAAATAGGCAATTTCATATTTATAATATATAATTTAAAAATAGTTGTTTAGTTTATCCTAGCAGCCCTATTTAATCTTTGCGACCTTTCTTGGTTACTGCTTACATCAGTTTCTAATACGTATGCTCTAGAACTTGCTACTCCTATTTGATTAATAGATTGAGTAGATAAAGTAGTTGTTTGCGCTTGTGGTGTTATTGGAGCAGTTGCACTTGATAAAGATGGTGCTGACATTGAACCGCCTGCACTAGCACCGCCACTTGCCTTTCCTGGTAACTTAGTAGCCATAATACTTTTAACTGCTTTAAAACCTGTTACCGATGCTGCCAATACTGCCGGAATAGCTGCAGGAAATCCTAATTTAACACCTGCAGAAATACCTAAATAAGTATTTATTAATGCACTAGCTATTGCAACTGCTTTACCTGCTGCACTTTCTTTGCCTAAAATATCACTAACAATATTTAAAGTATCAACTGTAGCTTTTATTTTAGCATCTTTTAATATTTCTGCATTTTTTAAATCTTCATCTAAAGAATTTTTTAAAATATCTGATTTTTGTAATTCGGTTAATTGTGTTTGTGCTTTTATTGCGTTGGCTGCATCTTGGTTAATAGTTACTTTTGTTTTTGCAAAAAATGCTTCTCTTTCGTTTAACTGTTCTTGCTCTTTTATTTGTTTAGCTGCATTTTCTATGTCTAAAGCCGTTTGCTTTCTTACTGCTTCAATACTTGCATCAGAATCTTTAATTCTTTTTTCCTCTGCTTCTTTTCTTTCTTTTGCAGCTTTATCTCTTAATTCTTTTGATTTTTTTGCTGCATCTTCATTTGCCTTTTCAATTCTTTTAGTATTTTCAATTTCATTTACTGTTCTTTGTGTATTTAATTCTATTAATTTAGCATCTTCTTCTTTTGTTCTTTTTGTTTTTGCTAATAACATTTCAACTTCCCCTTCAGCCCTTTCTTGCTTTAGTTTATATATTGCAGCTTCTTGGTTTCCCATAGCACCAAGAACTTTCATTTGTTGGTCTATAGTTGCATTCCTTTCATTTGTTCTATCGTTTAACTTTTGTAATTCCCTTTCAGCTTGACTTGTAGCACCTACGAAATCTGTAATCGCTTCAATCATATTTCCAAAGAAATCAGCTACCTTACCAAGACCAGGAATTAGATTAAGCATTACCTCTTTAACCTTTTCAAAGTTTGCTACTAATAAACCTATTCCAACAACCAATAAGCCTATACCTGTTCCTATAATAGCACCTTTTAATGTAGTAAACGCATTTACTAGACTACCCTTTACTTGATTACCTAATAATTTAAATGAATCCATTGCGCCTGCAACTCCGCTAATCCCTTGCTGCAAAGCCATTGCACTTTGAACTTTTAATAAAGTCTTTTCTAATTCTTTATTCTCATCTCCAAATAAACCTATCGCTCCTTGTAATGCGCTGAATCCTGCAGTAGCACCTTGTAATGCACCACCTAATGCGACAAACTTTTTATCAGGGTTAAATGTTTCAGCTAATGCTTTGGCATCGCCAATGGCATCCTTAAGACCGGCTACTTTCTTTGCTGCATTAATTGCCTCTTTAGATGTTTCTCCAAATTGAGACGACATATTGAGTAACTCATTATTAGCTTCCCTTAATTGTTTCTTAAAACTACCTACCGATGCTTCTGCTTGTTTTGAATCGGAAGTTATCTCAAATGCTATTACTTGTTTTGCCATCTTAATATTCTTTGTTTATTACTCTTAAAAATTCCGCTTTTATTGTTTCC